CTTCTTTGATAATCAGTTCAAGTTCCTTTTTTGAAATTTGCACTTTTAATCTCCTATAATCTCGTTCATTAAGTTGATGAGTTTATTGTTTTTTGTGGCCTGCTCATTCATCAGCTTGTTTTCCGAAAGGGCCATAAATGCATTCGGGGTAGAGGGTTCTGATACAATATCAAAACAGATGAGCTGAAAGTCATCCTCTACAATTGTTTTTCCTTGATGTTCCTTCACCGATCCCATACCTCTCGATGAAATGCCAATCTTTACGCCAGCATCCACGAGGGCTCGGAGGATTTGTCCGGCAGGAGTATCGAGTACCTGACACTTGCCCATGACAGCAGGGCCGTCCATCCAAATATCTATTACCATGTGCGACACATTGGCTAAATTAACTATCGAAGAGTCGGGATGATCCAGCTCTCCGAGCGCTCTTCGGTCGGCGACGACATCGCCGTATCTTCCCACCTCGCGTTGCATTATCTCCTCAGAATAGACGCGACCGTTGCCATTTTCACAACCACCTTCTTGAAGTTTCCCCGTGATGAACATGGCATTGTGCTCGCGCACCATCTTCTTCTCCGCTTCCGTCAGTAGATCCTGACAGATGCCGCCTTCGCATAGTTCATAAAATTCTCGGAGAAGCTGGGGCATAATAGTGTCCGGACTACTCTTCCGAATAGCCGGGAAGGTGAGCGCAGTCCGGGTCATGTTCGGCGCCTTCTTTGTTGCACGGGTGGTTCGGGGAGAGGGCAGCACTCTGGCCCTTCAGTTCCCGGGTCTGCCTCGTCCTCGCTGCGTTCTTTGCGATATTTGTGCACCTTACATAGTCATTGTACAGCTCTTGCTTCCGCCGCGGTCGGTTGCGCCCGAGACGGTGGGCAGCGGTCTGGTACCTCTCTTCACATTCCGCGACGTCAGCATCAAGATCATCCTGCCATTTTTTAGTCGTCGCGTGGGCGGCATCCTCCTCCGCTTTGGCGGCTGCTGCTGCTGCCTTTGCTGCAGTGCCCTGGCGCGCTTGTCGTTGCTGATCCTGGCTGAATCCCGATCGCCAGTCCGGTTCTGCGGGGACGGCGGCATGGATTCCTTCCTCAAGCGCTTCGGCTTCTTCGGGAGGGGACTCTCCGCCGCCCATGACCTGATCGATAGCATCTCTTGCTGCGGCCATTCCCGCTGCAAATGCTTCCTCGGGGGAAAGCTGGCTGATATCATCAACGTGGAGTTCAACTCCGGGGGCGCTAATATCGATTGCTTCGCCGCCTTCGCCGGGCTCTTCCGCATGGGGACAACCCTCTTCAAGTTCCGTTTTGCTCTGCTCGGCCTTCCAGGCTGCGTGAGCATCTGCTCGGCGCTTCTTGTCAATCGGGCGTTGTCCGCGGATGCCAAGGGAGGGGTCGCCACCACCAGCGATCCTCTTCTTTTCCTCGGCCTCGTTTTCTTCCCGGGTCTCTTGCCAAGCAGCAACCTGAGCGCGCTTTAAGGCGCGTGGATCCGACGGGTAGGTCGCGACGTCTTCAATCTCTTCCCCACGATTCACTGTCTCGTTCAAGAAGTATCTCGGGTCTATTCTTTTTACATTTTTTCTACGTGCCATAATATTTTCCTAGGTGTTTAACGTGGCGCCTCTCGACCCCACAGATATTTAGCTGCCGGAGCAGCAGCGACGAACTGGTTGGATCATCCATTTTTTCACAGCTCACCTCCTTCGTGAGTTATTTTGATACCAAAATCATTAACCACCATACCTAAAAGATATGAAGTTCCAGCACTAACACACCCGCAAATAAACGCTGTTATTAGGCTGTTACTGAAAGTAAATAGTTCAGTATAGGGACTTACGCCCCAAAGAAACACGCCGACCCAAAATCCCATGCATAAGCAACAATGAAATAATCGGCCCAAGCCACCCCACGCTTCGCATGTTGGTCGAATTTTATTAAAAATTGAACCATGGGCTATCATGAAGGTCATGCCGTAAGCGGCAAGTATAAAATATAGTAATTCCATTTTAGTAACGATTGCGGAGCGGATTGTAGTAATAACCGGGCCGCATTGTCCCCCTCTCAGAAGACTGGGGTACTTCGTCGAATTCGGTTGTGTGGCGGTCGTCCGGATGAGTATACATCTTCTCAAGTTCCTTCTCGTACCGATCTGCGACGGCCTCGTGGCGCGCTTCGTCTGAGAGAAATTCAGAAATTACAAATACGGCAGCCTGTAGGGGATTTACTTCTTCGTTTTCGTAAAGAACTCCCTCCAAAGACCTAAAGATGTTGCCCCCCTGAATTGATCCTCTATCAAGTATGCCGCGCGCGGCAAGTAACTCTAACAATCGGCTCTGGAAATCATACACATCTTCTGATGTCGTGTGCTTGGGAAAAACTGTAATCTTCATCGACTCGGGGATCACAGCGATATCAATTTTTTTATGATCCATTATCAAGAGGGACCCGTCCAAGGCACGTCGAGCATTTAGCTCAACGGTTGCGTGTGGGCCCCCTATCCTAATCTTAATCATTGACTGATAGTTCCTTAATTAGTTCTTGGGTTTTAAGGATTTTGTTTAAATCGTTATCTACAAACTCGCGGCGGCGGAACTCTTCAAGATACTCCAGAACACCGTCAAGTTTTTCTAGGACCAGAGGCTTATTTTCAGACTCTGTTGCTTGTTGGACCTGTGTTTTTAGGCGCGCTAGCTCTTCGTTAAGATAAACTCGTAGCTCAAAGCCCTCATCAGCAAAGCTAGTTACAAACCGATTTAATAGATCTTTCTGTTCTTGTAGCAGCGCACCATACTTATCGTTGAATTTGCTTATAAAAGAATTGTAGGCTAAAGCGTCCAATGGCTCAAGATCAGTTTTCTCTCCCAAAGTTTGTTTTGCGCTCATAGTATCGATAATCGACTGCTCAAATAGGACTTTCTTTTTCACAGAAGTCTTTTTGTTGAAAATGGCACTTATCGAAGCCAAAGACTTAAAGTTAGGAACAAAGTTGGACCACACTTCCGCGCCCAACCTCTTGTTTATGCTAGCTATTATTCTGGATTGTGCCTCGAATATCTGTTTATTATCTAAATCGTTACGCGCGGCCTTTGTTTCTTGCAGCATTCTTTCTGCTATATTTTGTTGCATGTTCCTTGTTTCAAGAAGAGCATTATAGAGAGACAACTCCTTAGCCAGAATTTCCCCGCTACCAAAAAACTCTTTAAGAATGGAGACAGTTTCCTTCTTTCTTATAGGGTTTTTATCAATGATGGCTTTTGTCAGCTCCCGGGCGAGCATCTCATAGATAAAAGCTGTATTTCTTTTTTTATTATGTTTCATCTTTGTCTACCTCTTTTTTCTCCATTTGCTCAACTAGTGTCCGGACCATTGTGGTATTCTCAAATAAAGTTATTTCATCCTTATTGTAAATAGGCTCTTTTTGTTCTTCTTGACGTCCCAAAGAGGTAATATCATCAATTTGCACGCGACCAGGGTAACGTGTTCGGGGGGTTGAAATCCTAGCGGCCTCAATCTTATGACCCCAGTCGATGCGTTTGATTGGGCCCGGAGCAAAACGGCGGCGCTTGTCATTGCTCCCATCTTTGCGCTTGTACTTGCGGCCCTTCTTATAATGACTTACAGAGGGATCTTCCCAAAAATTGTCTTCGCGGCGTCCGGGAGGAGTAGCGAGGAGAGCAGACTGTTCGCCCCCTTCCTCTTCCTCCTCACCGCCAAGTTCTTCGCCACCCAGCTCGCCGCCTAGGTCGTCGCCTAGCTCGCCGCCAAGATCCTCGCCACCCAAGCCCCCGCCAAGCTCTTCGCCGGCAGCTTGCTCAGCGAGGCCTTCAAGGGCCTGTTGATACTTTCGATCATAAAAAGTCTCGCGCTGGTTGCGCAAGAACTCTGAATCCGAAAGGCCAAGAATATTGGCAGCAACCCAACGCTTGCTGTAGGTTCCTTCGGGCACCGCATTTGCTGTATCGAATTTGGTTCTCAGGTATTCTAGCTGCTGCAGCTCTGCCAATCGGGACGGATTATTTAAACTTATCTTAAAGCTTAATAAATCTTCGCCCCTATATCCTAAGGTGTAAAGATGCACAATAGCCATTTTTTCTAATTCAGCGAGGATAGAGCGCTGGAGTCTATGGATCGTTCGTGCAAAACGAATGTCCTTTTGTGCCAGGGTTGTTTTGTCCTCGCCCCCCTCCGAAAGATCTGTGAGATATGCTTGGGGAATCTTGATCGCGGAAAACAGCTTATCTCTTAGATATTTTACATCATCGATATCGTTAAGGCTCGATGCGCCCTGTAGTGATTTAATATCAGAACCAACACCGCCTCGCATGGGAATGAAATAATCTTCTTCTAAAGAGAGTGGGTTATAGCGCAAGTCGACGCGGCCGGTATTCGGATCAACAAGCTGATTTCGCTTCATCTCTGTCTTAACTTTTTCCATATACTGTGGAACGTCCTGCGGCGGAATATTACCAACATCAATTTGAAATATACGACGTTCCGGAGCGCGGACGACGCGGTAGGCAATCATCGCATCTTCTAGGAGGACAAGCTGGCGCCAGATGCGGCGTGCAGGGTCGAGGACCGATGTCCCATATGGAGAATAGCGATCGTTACCAAGAATGCGGAAGTGTGCAACCTGCCAATTCTCGAACGTCATACCCGCACCATTCCATTGATACTGAACATAATTTGGGTTCGTGGGGTCTTGGCCTTCAAGCCTCTCCACCTCCATGTTAGGCATCCCAATTACTGATGTGATCCCAAGTTTCTCATCGATATCCAAATAAAGAAAGAAGTCGCCATACTTGCACATAGAGCGCGCCCAGCCAAAGCAATTGAATTCAATGTTTAGGGCATCATAAAATAGAGATTCAAGAATAGTTTTAATCTCGTGATTAAGGCAGTCAATGTTTAATAGACGATCATACTCATTTGAGGTGGTCATCTCGTCAG